ACAGAAGAGTAATTGCTTATGCGAAGAGTGGTCTTCTTATGGCTGTTGGTGCTGATATCAATGTTGATATTGGACCAAGACGAGACAAAAGAAACTCTACCCAAGTATATTGTTCGGCTTCTTTCGGGGCAACTCGAATGGAAGAGGGCAAAGTGTTAGAAATTAAGTGTGCAGAATAATAGGAGAAAAACATGGCTGTAACAACTCAAAAAAGTACTGAGTATACAAACGCTACTGCTAATCCTGTGGTACAAAATGCTGTTCATGATTACCATGGAAGAGTAAGAATTGCTTACTTTACATGTGATCAAGACGGTGCAGGAGACGCAACATCATCTGTTGCTCTTTGTGCATTACCAGCAGGTAAAGTACGTGTTCTGCTAGCATCTTCAAGCGCTTATGTTAACTGGACTACTGGTTCAGCTACATTAGACTTAGGATGGGACGCTTATACTAACACAGACGGCACAGCGGTTACTGCTGATCCTGATGGACTTGTAAATGGCTTAAACGTAGATACTGTCGGTTACCAAACTTTTGGTGCTGGCACAACTGCGACAGGCGGAACACATCTTTTCGAAAGTCAAGGTGGTGTTGTGCTAAGAGCTACTTCTCAAGATCAGGCATTAGCTAGTGGCGACGATCTAGTAGGCTATATCATGTATGTAGTAGACTAATCAACTCAAACTGAAGGGGCTTAGCTATTGCGGCCCCTTTGGTCTATAAGGAAAAAATATGGCGACAACAAAGGTAAATATTGTAAACAGAGCGTTAGGCTTATTAGGTGCAGAATTTATATCTTCACTAACAGAAGATACTAAAGCTGCAAGATTTTCTAATGAGTTATTTGATGATACTAGAGATGCATTATTTAGACAACATCCTTGGAATTGCTGTATAAAAAGAGCTTCATTATCTAAAACTTCAAATACTCCAGCGTATTATTTTACATCTGAATTTCAACTACCAGCTGATTGGTTAAGAATAGTAAAACCAGAAGATGATCAAGTAGAATATAAAATCGAAGGTGATAAATTAGTAACAGAAACCGATACGTTTAAATGTACATATATCTTTAAAAATACAGATGTTGGTACTTATGATTCATTATTAGTTGATGTTTTAGCTATTAAATTAGCAGCAAATTTAGCTATGCCATTATTACAAGACCCTAAAACATTAGATATGATGTACAAATTATACTATGAAAAACTTGCCTCTGCTAGAAGTGCTGATGCAGTCGAGGGTACACCAGAGGGGATAGTTGCAGATTTTTGGTTAGAGTCTAGAACAGTAGGTTCTAACTTAAGTGATTATAGATGGAACAAATATACGACTTAAAATGACATGGCAGATTCTTCACCAATACTTACAAACTTCACTTCAGGAGAGCTTAGTCCAAGATTAAACGGCCGTATAGACATGGATAAGTACTATAATGGTGCTTCCTTAATAAGTAATTTTCAAGTACTAATGCATGGTGGTCTAGTTAAAAGACCAGGCACAAGATTTATTAGAGAGATTAAAACATCAACAGGTTCTAATTCAGGAGCTAGATTAGTTCCTTTCGTATTTTCTAAAACACAAGCATATATTTTAGAATTTGGTCATAACTATCTTAGATTTTATAAAGATGAGGGTATTATTGTTTCAAGTGGTACTACTCCTTATGAAATATCTACTACTTACACTGCTGCTCAAATAGATGGAATAGAATTTGTTCAATCTGCTGACGTGTTATATATTGTTCATGAATCACATACTCCTAGAAAATTATCTAGAACAGGTCATACAGCTTGGACAATATCAGATGTCGATTTTGTTGATGGTCCATATATAAATACTAATGTAACTGCAACTACAATGTCTTCAAGTGGTACAACAGGTTCTGTAACAATTACAGCAAGCACAAATACTTTTACTTCTAATGACGTTGGAAGATGGATTAGAATGAAAGTGCCTGATGAATGGGGAGCTGCTAAAATTACTGGTTATACTTCAGCAACTCAAGTAACTGCTGCTGTGCACGCTGATTGGCCAATTGAAAATGGTAGTACAACTACTAAAGATTGGAGGTTAGGTGCTTTTTATATAGGAAATTATCCAACTAAAGTAACATTTTTTGAAGAAAGATTATTTTATTCTAATACAACTACTCACCCTAATACAGTATGGGGTTCATCAACAAGTGATTTTGATACATATAGTCCTACAGATCAAGAAGCTGCAGTTAACGCTGATAATGCTTTAACATTTACTTTATCAACAGACCAAGTAAACCAAATAACTGGGATGTATGGTGGAAGATATTTACATATATTTACAAAGGATGGAACATTTAATCTATCGTCAGGTTCTGCAACTCAAGGATTAACTGCAACTACAGTTCAAGTTGTTAATGAAACAAAAGATGGAGCTGCTGATAGGAGAGTTATACCAGCTTCTAAATCAACTTTATATATAGGTAAGAATAAAAAACGTTTAAGAGAATTTGCTTATAATATTGATTATGATTCATTTACAAGTCCTGATATGTCGGTATTATCAGAACACTTAGGATTTGGTAATTTTGAAGAAGCTTATTTTCAAACTTATCCTAATATGGTTTTATGGATAAGAAGAGCTGACGGTAAATTAATAGGATTTACTTATTATAGAGCTCAAGAAGTTATGGCTTGGCACCAACATAGTATTGGCGGTATTAAAGACAGCTGTACTATTACTGTAACTGATTATGGTAACATAGCTGCAGGAAAAACTTTAAAATTTACAAAGTCAGATGGATCAACTGTTACTTTTACTTCAATTACAACTGGAACCGCAGGAACAAATCAATTTAAAACAGAAACAAATAATAATACTACAGCAGATAATATATATACTGCTATTAATGCTCATGCAGATTTTGTAGTAGCAAACCCTGCTGCGAATGTTGTAACTGTAAGAGAAACAAATCCAAAAGGACCATTATTAAAAGTTGAATCTACTGATACTGTTAGATTAGCAACTACAAATCAATCAGGTTCTATAGTTAAAAGTCTTGCTGTTATTCCTGGAGTTAATGATGTAGCTGATACATTATATATGATTGTAGAGAGAACAATTAATGGTGCTGTAAAACAATATGTAGAATTTATGGAACAAGAATACAGAGAAGCTAATGGAGATACAGAAGCTGATCAATTTTTTGTAGATTCTGGTTTAACTTATTCAGGTGGTTCCACAAGTACTTTAACTGGATTAAGTCATTTAGAAGGTGAAGTAGTAGCCGTATTAAATAATGGTGGGGTTGAATCTAGAAAAACAGTATCATCAGGAGCTATAACATTAACTAATCCTACTACTAAATGTCATGTAGGATTACCATTTACAGCAGAATTAGAATCTGTTAATGTAGAACCTCGTAGTCAATATGGAACAACTCAGGGCAAAAGAGGTAGAATTGATAAAGCTATATTTAGAGTATTTGAAACACCTGCATTAAAAGCTGGACCAACTTCTACTAGTGTAGAAGTAGTTCCATTTAGAACAACAACTAGTACAATGTCGGCAACTGCACCTAAAACAGGTGACTATACATTTTTAATGCCGGCAACGTACTCAACGGAGAACAAATTATATATTAAATCGGATACAGCGCAAGCTTGTACTATATCCGCTATAATGATACAGATGAGCACATACGAATAATGATAGTAGTACCTTATGAAGAATGGCATTTTAACTTACTGGAATTAGAAGGACCAGAGAAGAAAGTTATAGAAAATTACGGTAAAACTTGGGATGCTGTAGTATCTGGGTTAAAACACGGAGGGGCTACATTTTCCTGGTATGATAACAGGCCTAAACCTAGAATCCTAGGGATATGCGGAGTTATGAAGCAATGGAATGGGGTCGGAGAAGCATTCATGTTTCTATCTCCAGAGTTTAAAAATAATAAAATTCGTTGTATAAAAGACATAAGATTTTATTTAAAACAGATATCGAACCAATTTAATTTTCACAGGGTTCATTGTCAGGTTTTAAAAGATTTTGCTGATGCAGTAAAGTTCGCTAAGTATTTAGGATTTACTACAGAAGCGGAATTAAAACAATTTGGTCCTAACAAAGAGGATTATGTAAAAATGGTAAAGTTCTATGAGTAAAGTAGTATTTGCAATGATGGCTGCTGGAACAGCAATGTCAGCATATTCAGCTTACCAGCAAGGTAAGATGCAACGTGATCTTAATGAATACAATGCTAAAATTGCAGAAAATAATAAAATATTAGCTGATCAACAATATGAAATTGATCATAAAGAACATCAAAAAAGATATAGAAGATTATTAGGAAATCAAAGAGTTTCTTATGCTAAAGCTGGAGTTACTATGGAGGGTTCTGTTATTGATGTTGTAGAGGATTCAGCGATAGCA